CCTTTCATTGCTTCTTTGTATTTATTCTACTCTTCAATGGAGGGAATAGCAAGTCAAAAGTATTAATTTTCAGAAGGGAGATGAGCACATATAGCCAATCGAATCAAGGGAATAACAGTTGAACTTTCCGGCGATAGTACCAAGCTGCAGGACGCGCTGAAGAAAGTAGACCAGACCATCAGCGGAACCCAGTCAAAACTGAAAGACCTGAACAAACTGCTGAAGCTGGACCCGTCCAATACTGAGCTCCTCTCCCAGAAGCAGAAGGCTCTGAAGGAAGCGGTATCCGCTACCAAGGATCGTCTGGACGCCCTGAAACAGGCGCAGCAGCAGGCAAAGGAACAACTGGAAAACGGCACGCTGGGTCAGGACAAGTATGATGCCCTGCAGCGGGAGATCGTGGAGACAGAGCAGAAGCTCAAATCCCTGACTACGGAGTATAAGAACTTCGGTTCAGTTGCCGCACAGCAGATCGCACATGTCGGCGAAAAGATGAAAGAACTGGGCGGCAAGGTGGAACAGGCCGGAAAAGACCTGACGATGAAGGTCACCGCACCTATAGTCGCCGCCGGTACTGTCGCAGTGAAGAACTTCGCCGAAGTGGACAAAACCATGACGCTGGCAAACCAGACCATGGGGAACACAGTGGAAGAGGCTGAACTGCTTGACCGGGCAATGTCTGAGGCGGCTGCAAATTCCACTTTCGGCATGACGGACGCGGCGAACGCCGTCCTGAACTTTGCCCGCGCCGGTTTGGACGCGCAGCAGGCAGCACAGGCTCTCGCACCGGCGATGAACCTCGCTGCCGGTGAAGGCGGCAACCTGGACACCGTATCCGCGGGACTGGTCGCCACCATCAACGGTTTTGGAGACAGCTTTGAGAACGCCGCGACTTATGCGGATGTGTTCGCCGCCGCCTGCAACAACTCCGCACTGGATGTGAACAGTCTGTCTGAGGCTATGAGCGTCGCGGCTCCAATTTTCCATGCGGCAGGGTATACCGTTCAAGACGCTGCCCTGTATATGGGTACCATGGCCAATAACGGTATTGACGCCAACACCGCCGCGAACTCCCTGAAGACCGGCCTTGCCAGACTCGCAAAGCCCGCGAAGGAAGGCGCGGAGATGCTGGACAAGCTGGGCATCAGTGTGTTCAATGCCGACGGGTCTATGAAAGACTCCGTAGAGGTGCAGAAACTGCTGCACGACAGTTTCGCCAAGCTTTCTGAGCAGGAGCAGATCGCCGCGGCCAGCGCCATCTTCGGCAAAAACAATATGAGCAGTTGGCTTGCCCTGATCAATACCGCACCGGAGGATGTCCAGGAGCTGGCGGACAGTCTGCATACCGCAGCTGGAACCACAGATGAAATGGCAGAGGCCATGATGGGCGGATTTGGCGGTTCCATTGAGAAACTGAAATCTTCTCTTGACGTCCTGATGTACACCCTTGGCAAACTGGCCGCTCAGTATCTTGCTCCTGTAATTGAGAAAATCCAGGCGGCAGTGGACAGATTCATGTCTCTGGACAAAGGCACGAAAGACCTGATTGTCCGAATACTTGGAATTGCCGCAGCTGTTGGTCCGGTACTTGTGGTAGGCGGCAAGCTTATGAAGGGTGTGGGATCCATACTCACGTTTGTGCCGAAACTGGTCGGAGGCATCAGTTCCCTGATCGGTGCAATCGGGCCATGGGGGATCGCCATAGCAGCAGTGATTGCGGTTGGTATTTTGCTGTATAAGAACTGGGACAAGATCAAGGAGAAGGCAACACAGCTGAAGGAATGGGTATCCGAAAAATGGAATGCCATGAAGGAAAAGGTAGGCGGCGCGGTCGAGAGGATGAAGGAAAGAGTGTCCACCGCCTGGGAGAACATGCACACGAGTATCTCCGGACTGAAAGAGAAAATCGGAGAAAAGATCGACGGCCTGAAAGAAAAGTTCCATACCTTCGGCGAATCCGTAAAAGAAAAATGGTCCGCAACCTGGGCGTCACTCAGCCCGGTATTGGAGACAGTTTTCGCCCCTGTGAAGGAAGTCTTTAATGGAATTCTGAACGCGATCAAAGGCGTGTTCGATGTTTTTGCCGGACTGTTTACCGGAGACTGGGAGCGAATGAACACGGGATTCGGTGAAATCTTCAGTGGAGCATGGAGCGCAATCCAATCTCATTTTGAGTTTGTAACCGGAGCTTTGAAAACAGCAGCTGATGCTTTTCTCGGCCTGTTTGGCACAGACTGGCAGACGGCTTGGACAGGGATCAAGACCTTCTTTGAAACCACATGGACCGGAATTTCCGAATTCTTCAGTACCAAGTGGTCGACGATCAAAGAGACAGTTTCCGGGGCGATGGGCAATGTGAAAGAAACGCTCGGCACAGGATGGGATAACGCGAAAGAAACCGTCACAGGGCTGGTGGAGAGAATTCGCTCCGGCGTTTCGGATAAGTGGGAAAACCTGCGGTCTGGGACGAGTACTGTGATGGGAAATATCTGGTCGACAACACAGAGCGTATGGGAAAACATCCGATCCACTGCCAGTGGAAAAGTGGACCAGATGAAGAGCAAGATTTCTTCAGTATTTGATAGCATCAGCTCAAAGGCCGAAAGCATCTGGGAGAGCATAAAAACAGGTATCACATCAAAGATCGAAGCCGCGAGGGACGCAGTTCGCAATGCTATCGACCGGATGAAGAGTTTTTTCAATTTCCAGTGGTCCCTGCCTCATATTGCGCTTCCTCATTTCAGCATTTCCGGCACGTTCAGTCTGAACCCGCCATCCATCCCGCATTTCTCTGTGGCCTGGTATAAGAAGGCCATGGACGGCGGTATGATCCTGGATAATCCCACGATCTTCGGCATGATGAACGGCCAGCTGCTTGGCGGCGGGGAAGCGGGACCGGAGGCTGTGGTAGGTACGCAGTCTCTGATGCAGATGATTCAGAAAGCCGTGTCCGCGGTCAACACCGCTGCGAATATCAACTATGGCGGTGTGACGATCAATGTTTACGGCGCGGAAGGGCAGAGCATCAAGGATCTCGCCGATGAGATCGAAGAACGCATTAATTTCGGAGTTGCCAGGAAGACGGCGGCTTGGGCATGAGAGGAGGAGAGCCATGTATCATCGCTTTATCTATAACGGGAAAAACAGCAGAGACCTTGGACTCGTCCTCTCGGGGGAAGATGTCTGGAAGACCGCTGTCCCGGATCTGGAGTTCACTTCCATTCCGGGGCATAACGGTGATCTGCTCATAAGCAACAACAAATACAAGAATGTGGAAATCACATACCATGTCGGAGTGAAGAGAGGATTCCCGCTGAAGTATGCAGATCTCCTGAATTTCCTTCTCGCCGATCCCGGCTACCATAGGCTGGAGGACAGCTATCACCCGGAGTATTTCCGCATTGGTGCATTTGCCGCTGATGTGAATCCACAGCCGGGTGCACTGAATCACAGCGGCACGTTTGACTTGACCTTTAACTGCAAACCGCAGAAATATTTGAAGCAGGGGGAGCGGATAATCACCTTGACGGAGAATGGCAGCATATATAATCCGACGCTGTTTGCGGCACAACCGCTTATCCGGGTGTATGGCACCGGTGAAGTGACCATCGGGCAGAACAGTTTCCAGCTTACGGAAAACAATGAGTTCTGCGATGTCGACTGTGACCTGCAGGATGCCTATCATGGCGCGGAGAACAGAAATGGGACTCTCGTCCTCACAGCCGGCGATTTCCCGGTTTTGAAACCTGGGGAGAATATTGTGGTTTTGGGAGCGGAAATCACGAAAGTAGAAATCACGCCAAGGTGGTGGTGTTTGTGAAACCGATTCTGTATGAAGCAACAGAAACAGAGTTTGTTTCCAATGGCATAGGACGGTTGTCGGATGCGGTTTCCTGCACTGTGCTGGAAGAGCGCAACGGCCAGTATGAACTGGAAATGCAGTATCCGATTACCGGGCGGCACTATAAGGAGATTGTGGAAGAGCGGATCATAGCGGCCCGGCATGACGACAGTGATGATATCCAGCCTTTTCGTATTTATAAGATCACCCGGCCTATGAATGGGATCGTGACGATATCCGCTCGGCACATCAGCTACCAGCTGTCAAAGGTGGCAGTCATGCCCTTTAC